CTGTCTTTGTGCTTAACTGCAACTGTACGTAGCGTGTTGCAAAGTTTGGCTCAATGTCTTCAAGCACTTGGTCTTGGCAAGACTGCCAGAATAGGTTGCACACATTTGCCTGTGGGCTTCCCTCATTCACTGCTTGAATGAACTTAGAGATGCCGACTGCTGCTAGTGCTTGGTTGTAGATAGCAACTTGGCCTATAGTGTTCATTTGCTTTTACCTTTAGGCTTAGCGAGTGCGGCCGCAAGCTCAGTGAAGGTCATGGTGTCTGCTGGGACCTTTGGTGGTGCGATTGTGTCGTCAACTACAGGCGCAGGTTTAGTTTTAAGTTCTCTTAACCACCCGCGCTTAATACCAGTGTAATCAACTATGTCTCCTTTGATTACAAGGCCAGTAGCTGCAACGCCATTAAGTTTAAACGTTGGTAAGTACCCATTGTGTAATGCTTCGTATAGTGCCATAGTAACCTCCGGTGTTTAATGAGGGGAGGTGTGTTAGCACCTCCCCTGGTTCCACACCGATTGCTCAGTTAGGATTAAAACCCTCCGCGTAGTACGTCTGCTGGTCAACGTCAGTGACAATGTAGGCGGAGACGGAGCCGGTAGCGCCGGTGGCCGAGAAGTATACGTCGATGAACTCCAGGTAGGCTGCCGGGGGCAGCACTATTACCTGCCTGGTGCCGACTGCCGCTCCGATGGCGATTGCGCTGCCGGTGACCAGCGTGTTGATGGTACCAGTCAGGGCGTTGGCCGCTGCCGTTGCACTGGTACGCAGCGACGGAGTGATGGTTGCGCCGGCAGTAGCAGCGGTGACATCCACTACCAGGTAGAGTTTGCCGGTACCAACTCCAATGTTGCGGGCTTTACCCATGTCAATAATACCCATAGCATTGTATGTGCCATTAGTATTTGATGTTGCTGCCGATGCAGCGCTTGCAGTCAGTGCCTGCTGCCAGGCAAGAACAAGTTGGTTGTCAAGAATCATCTTATGTCTCCTTTCAAAAGTGGTTACTTAGACTACCTGAGTTTCAGTTTCACTCAGGGCGTCGCATGAACGAATAGGAACGCCACGAATTGAGGTTACTGGGCGGCCGAACACGTCGCTGCCAGACTTCAACGTGAAGCCGGACTTGACCTGCGACTGGATGTCCAGGGCAGCTGCAATGCGGCGGGTGCAGTAGAACACTGGGTTTGGCATCATCAGCGTAGGCGCGGCGCCGTTGGCAGTGGAAGGTGACGAACCAGAACGGCTCTCGCCTACCTCTGGCGGCAGGTGCAGTGCAAGCGTCATGAGTTCGATCAAGTCTGCCTGGCCCTGCTGGGTCTTCAGTGCATTCACGTCTACGTTAGCGATGCGGACAATGTATCTCCAGTCTTCAACAGCCAGGCCAACGTTCCACTGAAGCAAGTCGCCTACTGCGCGGAAGCGGTTACGACTTGCGTCGAAGGCATCAAAGACGCCGAGGTCTTCGCGCTGGAGGCCGCCCTTCTGCCCCTTGGGGAAGACACCGTGTACAGTCATTCCTGACCAGCCAATGAACCATATAGAGGTAAGGTTTGGCCCAGTGCCTTTAGCGTCGATGATGTTCCCGCCATTACCAGCTTCGAGCGAGTTAAAGCGCGGGGACAGGCCATTGAACTGGTTAGGGTTCACAGTGCTGTCGCCGTAGAACAATGCTGTGGAGAGCGCCTGATTCAGGGCCTCGATGCTACCCAGCATTTCTTTCAGGCGGAAGGTTGCACTGTTGCCGTTGAAGTCAGCAGCACGTTTGTCAATCTCCGTACGCTGTTCCATCATTGCACAGGCTTCCATTACCTTTGCATAGGTGGACTTTGTTGCGGGTACACCTTGGTACCAGCTTGTCCAGGTAGCGGCAGGCAGACCTGTTCTGACGTTGACCTGATGGCCGAGGCTAGTGTTACCCTCTACCCAGGGCATGTCATTCAGGATAGGATTTTTCTGCTGCAGGAGCTCGACAATAGCTGCTGTGTTACCCTGCGGGTCAAGGGTGGATACTACATCAATCATGCTGGGGTATGCCCCAGTTCCGTCAATGGCCATATTAAATCTCCTTTAGTAAAGTAGTTACTGAATAGCGATAAATGCGTTAGTGCAACCGGACAG